GCAAGTCTTCGGTCTCTTCGCGGCTGGGAGGCAGTTTAAGTTTGTGGCCGACGCTCTTGCGTGATCTGTAGGAGTCGAGGTCTATGACTTCGTCACTTTTTTCGGCGCTTGATTGCATGTGAGGGACCCTCTTGTAATGCAGCGCTGAGCTGCTGCTCGGCTAACCGGAATTCATCTATCCCGGATGAACCATTGTGAGGGACCGGTAAGGAGTTCGCAATCTGCAGGATTCCCGTGATCATCGGAAACATTTTTCGGGCCGGATCGCTAATGGCGTCCAGACGGGTGATCCACTGAATGAGGTTCAAAGCGTCGGCGGTAAGAGGCACTTTTTGGCTTGTATTCGACGAATCGATGCCTTCGTCAGAATCCAAAAAACCACTGCCCATTCCATAGTCGGCCTCAAGCCGACGAGCTAGCCGCTCGCCAAACGAACCCCCGGCCTTGATTTGTGAGAACAGGCTTTTGTCCTTCGCAGGAGCTGAGTGTGTTTCAAGCCAGCGCTGAAGGTTAGCGCGGCGGATGTCTTGAATGTCCATGGCGCAAGTTTAGTTTCTTCTAAATTAGTATTCACTTGACCCACCGTTTAGCAAGTACTAAACTGCCTCTAAATCAACCTTCCCCAAGGTGAGGCACTGTGGATCTCAAGACATACATCAACAGCGAGCGCGGCACGGCCACGAAACTGGCTGCAGCTATCGGCGTATCGCTTTCCTACCTGTCGCAGATGAGTGACGGTACGTCGGCCGTCAGTCCAAAGCGCTGTGTCGCCATCGAAGAAGCCACGGAAGGATGCGTGACCCGCAAGGATCTGCGTCCTGACGACTGGTCGGACATCTGGCCCGAGCTTCGTTCGGAACAACCAGCCGCCGCCTGAATCCCCGCAAGCGGTTGCTGTGGAACCAATTATTGAGTTCCTCGCCGCACTGCACAACCATTGAAAATTAGGTACGCCTTATGGGCCTGAGAAAAGCCTACCAGTCGATGATCCGCGCCTTCAACGGTGGTGCGCCGGCAATGGCGGGAGCGCTCGGTATATCCGAAGCGTCGCTACAGAACCGGATCTACGAAGTGAAGGGCCAGGCGATTCAGACTGAAATGGCCCTCGCCATGCAGCGCCTGTCCGGCACGACGTTCTTTGCGGAAGCCATCGCTGAACAGTCGGGCGGCATGTTCGTGTCTCTGCCCGAAGTCGACGACAACTGCGACAACGAGGAACTGCTCGCCAAGTTCACGCAGATCCTTTCCGACCTCGGCGAACTAGCTAAGACCCATACCGCGGCCATCGCAGACGGCATCGTCAACGACCGCGAGAAGCACGATCTCGAACAGGTCGCGGCGGCCGCGCATCGGCACATTCAGGAGTTGCTGACGCTGACCTTCCGCATCTATTGCCCCAAGGGCGCGGTGGAGAAGTGACATGAACTTCTACAAGCGTCACATCGGCGACTACCTGAAGGACACAGCGCACCTGTCACTGCTCGAGCACGGCGTATACACGCGCCTTCTCGATGTCTATTACACGCGTGAGTCTGGCATCCCTGACGCGCAGGCAGCACGCCTGATCGGAGCCCGGAACAAGGACGAATGCGCAGCGCTGAAGGTGGTGCTTGGCGAATTTTTCGAGCTTTACGAAGGTATGTGGGTACAGCACCGCTGCGAACGTGAAATCGAAGACGCATCCGCACAAGCGAAGGCAAACCGGGAGAACGGGAAAAAGGGTGGTCGCCCTAAGAAAAATGAAAACCCGAACGAAACCGAAGTTGAAACCGAATCAAAACCGAACGGAAACCCATTGGGTTCTGATTCGCTAAGCGAAAAAAACCTTAGCCAGACTCCAGACTCCAGACTCCATAAAAACACTACGCGCGTACCGCGCTTCGATGCGCAAGCGCATCTTGAATCGATGGGTGTCGAGTCGGTTGTTGCTCGAGACTGGCTTGCGCTCCGGAAAGGCAAGCGGCTTACCCCGACCGAGACTGCATTCGACGGTGTAAAGGCTGAGGCAGACAAGGCAGGCCTGGACATGAATGACGTCATCCGTACCTGTTGCACGCGCGGTTGGGCTGGTTTCAAAGCTGAGTGGCTCGAGCGTCCGGTCGGTCGTATGAACGGCCACTCCGACAACAATCCGTTCGCATGACGCCATGACTCCGATCCCCCGCAACTGCGAGCAGCTCATTGCCATGCGTAAAGCCAAGAGCGTTCCTGCGCTTCCGGTGCTGATCTCGCTTGTCGGGCCGCTGGAGTTCACGAATCTCACGCTGCTGGCAAATGCGGGCACGCGGTACGAATGGCGCGCCGTATCGGCTTTGGATCTCGAAGTTTTTGCTTCGGTTGCAACACCCTTTCGCCAACTGATTGAGGTCCTGGTGGACGTCGCTGCCGCGGTGCCCAAGCGCCTGATCCTGACGTTTATCGAAGGACCGCGTATCGACTGCGGAGAAATGCGCACCATCACCGATTTCGCATTGTTCGACTGGTTTCCGATGGTCGTCATGCCGGTGCGTGCTGCACCTGAACGCCACATCAAGGCCTGGAACGACGGGAAAGCGCTCGAGCGGAAATTATGGGCCGAACTCGGGAAAAGCATTCCCATTCCCTACGACAACGCAATGGGTCTGGTTGTCCAGATCGCAAAGGAGAATCAGCAATGCGGGTGATCCCAGACAACATCAACTGGGCCGAATACGCCAAGGATGAGAACGACGGCCGCGCCGATGTGCGCAAGGCCTCCGAGTTCTTCGACAAGGTGAAGGCCGCATTCCACGGAGGCGAGGAATCCGTGACTGGGCTTACGACGCCGTGGCCAAGCGTTGGCGATGACATCAGGTTCCGACCCGGCGAAGTAACGCTGTGGGCCGGCGTGAATGGACATGGGAAGTCCGGCGTGCTCGGTCAGGTGGTGCTCGGATTTATGGCTCAAGGCGATCGCGTATGCGTTGCTTCGATGGAAATGCCGGCGGACAAAACGCTGAAGCGGATGTCAAGTCAAGCAGCCGGGCATGCTCGACCTGGAATGCAATACCTCGACTCGTTTGCAGTGTGGACCGATGACCGCCTATGGATCTACAACCACATTGGCACTGTGCAGCGCGATCGAATGATGTCTGTATCGCGCTATTGCAACCAGGAATTGAAGGTCGGTCACATAGTGATCGACAGCCTCATGAAGTGCGGCATCGCGCCAGACGATTATGCCGGCCAGAAGGCCTTCGTAGATTCGCTGTGCTCGCTCGCTCGAGATACCGGTCTGCACATTCACCTGGTGCACCACATCCGCAAAGGCGAGAAGGAAACCAACGCGCCCGACAAGTTCGACATCAAGGGCGCCGGTGAGATCACCGATCTGGTGGACAACGTTCTGATCGTGCACCGCAACAAGCGCAAGGAAGAAGCGTTGGCCTCCGAGCTGAAGCCGGGCGAGCGCGAGAAGTTCGAAGCCCAGTCCGACACGCTGCTGATCTGCGCGAAACAGCGTCATCACACTTGGGAAGGGAAGGTGAAGCTGTGGTTCGACAGGGGAAGCCTGCAATTCACGGATCAGCGCGATTCATTGCTGCATCTCGATCTCGAGAAAAATCAGTGGAGAGCGGTATGGAGCCGTTGACCGCCACCACTACGCCCGCGCGCGAGGTTTCTGCGTCCCTTAAAGAGGAGCAGACATGCTGATCGGCATTGACCCTGGCATCAAGGGTGCCTTGGCGTTCTTCTACGACGACGGCCGGCAGGCTGTACTCGATGTTCCCGTCCGAAAAAAGCAAGACGGAAGCAACGAGGTCGATCCTCGCATGTTGCAGCAGATGCTTCGCAACTACGTGCCCGCCGACGAGAAAGGTCTGGTGGTCATGGAAAGCTCGCACGCGTTCATGGGCAGCGGCAAGCGCGTCGGTTCCATGGCGTCGCAGGCATCGCTCGCGGCCACCAAGGCGGTGATTGCAGCCGTCTGCGAGCTGACGGGGCTCGACATTGCCTACGTCACGCCGCGGGAGTGGCAAGGCCTGTTTGGCATCCGCAAGACCGAGCGCGAGGACACGAAGGACCAGAGCCTGCGCATTGCGCGTGAGCTTTATCCCCACCTGAAACTGACCAAGACCAGCGGCCGGGCTGACGCGCTGCTGATTGGGCGGTATGGGCAGAGGCACTTCGTATGAACATCCTCCAGCTCGCCGGCATGTTGCCCCGCGACCCGCAGTTCCGCGAATGGGCCGCCTCGCACGCCGAGGTCGAGCCGCTCACGGTAGACGAAGCAGCCGAGTTCATCCGCGTTGTCTGCCAGATCACATCGCGCCGTGCGCTCGCGACCGACAAGGACGCAGAGGCGCGGTTTCATCAGTTCTTGCGCCGGCCCTATCGCGAATGGCTTGCGCAGCAGACGGAGGCGGCTTGATGCCACTGCCAACATTCAAGCCTATGGGCGGTCGCCCGGATCGGATGCGCCTGAACTGCGAGACACCCGAAGCGCAGTCGGTCAGCGGCACGCGCGGTGGCCTGAAGAAGCTCGACGCGAACCAGATCGAGGCGATATGGGATGAAGTGCAGCTTCACACGCGGATGACATTTCGATGGACGCCGGCTAAGGCGGATTGAACGGGGATTGACATGGCAAATACGACGTTACCGCTCGAAACTGTGGCAGACATCATCGGAAAGGCAGTAAAGGCCGATGTTGAGCGCGCCATTCTGGATGCTATTCACGCGCATGTTGATCCCGTGATAAAGGCTATCGCGTCCGAAAAGGCCGAACAGATATGCGAGAACGCGCGAGTTCGCATGCAGCGTGACGTTATGTCGCCTGACCGCATGCACGTGATCATCCAGTTCAATGGCGAGACATTCAAAGACACCGAGCTGGGGGATTGACATGGC